TCTACTTAGCTATTACCGTAGACAACCCATTTACAAACACTATTCAGACCAACATTACCGGGACAATCTCTTATCATACTTTATCTTTTTCAGATGTAACACTTTCTTAAACCTCTTAGCCCTACTCACTGCGATGCCTCACGTTTCTTACTGCTGCCAGCATTGCGGTGAACAGATCGGGTGGGTTGGGAGATTCTTCCAGCTCATCCGTATTCCTTTGCACCGCTGTTAGGGCATAATGGTGGGGCAGCGAGTTTGCACCTCCTGCCCCTGGCCACGATCCCCTGGAGACCATGACCCAAGAAGATTACCGCAAGCTCTGCATCAGGCTTCTGATTGCCATTGATTCCGGCAACGCCAAAGCAGAAGACCATGTGCTCTGCCAGATCCGGCAAGCAGTTAAAGACGAAGAGAACCGAGCGATGGCACTCTCCACCAAGTAGTCATTACCACTTCTATGTCTGAACTTTCACCTGCCGCACAAACCGTACTGGATGCGTACTACTGCGAAAAACCGTTGGTTGGATCCAAGCGAGTTGCTGCCGCCCTGCGAGCTGCTGCGGATCAAGCACATCCAAAAGCTCACATTGAAGACATTGACTACGTTCACCAAAGTTATGTTGATGGATGGAAAGATGCTCTTGCCGTGGTCCAAGAAATTGCTGACGAGCTTGAAGCCCAGTAGTCACCTTCACTACTCTCCTTGGCGGTTTTCCGAAGAAGCCGCCTCCTTTTCCGTTGTTAAACTAACAAAGATCATTCTTTTAAACCATGGCAATTACTTATCAGTGGTCAGTGGCCAACATGGACCGCACGCTTTCAAATGGTTACGTGGGCACTGTTCACTATACAATCTCCGCTGATGATGGCACCTATGCCAGTTCAGCCTATGGCAGTCTTGGTCTTGAGGCTCCCGAAGAAGACGATGCCATTCCTTATGCCCAGCTCACGACTGAAATCGTGACTGGTTGGGTGAAAGAAAAGTTTGGCGACGAGAAAGTGGCTGAAATTGAAGCCGCTCTCGCAGAGCAAATTTCTCAACAGCGTACTCCCACTAACGGCACTGGAGTGCCCTGGTCCTGATGGCGTCAAACAAAACCATTAACGGACAAAAGCTTCATCAGCCAAACAAAAGCAAGCGCACGCGCCAAGGCAATGGAGCCAATAGCAAAGCTTCTCACGGGCGAAAGCTTCTGAGAGGACAAGGTAAATAACTAAGGGGCCAAAAGGCCCCTTTTCTTTTGCTAGTACAATGGAAGAAAGAATTATTTCTCATGGGCCAAATCATTGCTGGTGGCGAACAGTTTGAAACTCATATTGAAGCTGATTATCGCGGACAGATTTTAAAGACTGGCCCTGACAGTGGAGCAGTTGATGCTTTTGGACGTGCTCGTACGAGCGCTCCCTATACGCTTTTTGATAGCACAATGCGTTACAACAAGCGTGCTGACCAATGGTTTGATCGCATTTCCAATGGAGGTGTGGTCACGTATTTAACAAACGAAAGCGGCACTGCTTTGACGACCACTACTGCGTCTGGCGATACAGTGCTGCGTAGAACTAAGCAATACTTCCCGTACCAACCAGGAAAGAGCATGATGATCATGCAAAGCTTTGCTGGCACCACTCCCGTCTCTGGCCTCATCCAAGAAGTGGGCTTCTTTGATGATCAGAATGGAGTGATGCTTAGAGCAAGTGGCACTACGTTGCAAATGGTCATCAGAAGCTTCACGTCTGGCGCTGTTGTTGAAAACGTAGTTGATCAGTCAGCATGGAACATTAACACTCTTGATTCTCTCGATTTCTCTAAAGCCCAAATTTTCACTGCCGATCTTGAATGGCTTGGCGTTGGGCGAGTGAGGACTGGTTTTGTAATTAACGGCGAGATCATTTATTGCCATGAATTTAATCATTACAACACATTGACTAGCGCCTATATGACAACGGCTATTTTGCCATTGTCCTATCGCATTCATAATGCTTCTGCCCAAGCTTCAGGACGCACCATGAAGCAAATTTGCAGCAGCATCCTTAGCGAGGGAGGATATGAGCCAGATGGCGCCGTGTATTCAGTGAGCCATAATCTTGCCACTGTCGCCAACACTTCTGGGGAGCGTATCACTGCTGGCATCCGCATGGCAAGTGGTCGCACTGGCAATGTCATTCTACCTGTGAGGATTTCCACTGCCACTTCTTCTAACGATGTTGTGCTATGGAGGCTTCGTCTTAATCCCACCTTGAGCGGAGTGGTATGGAGTGCTGCGGACAATCAAAGGGGCAATGTGGAAGTGACGACTAGTGGCACTGCGACAGACGGTACAGTGGTTGACGCAGGTTTTGTAAGCCAAGGCAGTGCGAATAATTACGACATTGCAGTGGCCATTCGTCTTGCCTTAGGACAAAATGCTTCCGGCCAAAGCGACACTCTCATCTTGACCGTTGACAGTTCCGTCAATGCCAAAGCACTTGGCATGATCGGCTGGGTGGAAATCACTTAAGCTATGGGGGCAATATGCCCCTTCCCATGGCCTTTCCTTTTGTTGCAGAGGGCGAATGGTACAAACAGCAGACGGAGGGTCTTTCCGACATCCTTGTAGAGCTGCTAACGGACGATGATCCTGCCATGGTCTGCAAGGCTCTTAGTGAAGCCATCGTCTCATGGGAGGACTATCACGAGAAGGAGCTTGCAAAATGGAAGCGCCTCAGGGCTCTCCTTGGTCTGGCAAGCGATAGGTAATTCGCAGCTCTCCACCGAGTGCCTTCACAGCCTCACTGGCATCCGCTGGTGGGGCTGTTTCAATGAGCACTGACGGGACAATGGCATTAGGAAGAGGCGTGACGATGGCATCAGGAAAAAGCTTATGAGCTTGTTCGGCCAGAGCGTTTGCTTTTGTTTCCTTTTCCTCTTGCTCCCATTGCTTGACCAACGTCTTTGCTTGTTGGTCTACTTTCTGCATCACCTCCTTGGTTTTCCACTCTGCCCAATCAGGCCTGCAATGAGCCATGAGCATTTTGAACCATGGCTTAAAAGCGAGAGAGGGCCGTTTTGCGACGGCCCATAAGCCTAGTTCGTAGCAGAGAGCATTAAACCAAGACTGCCAGTTCATTTGCTATTTGCGAATGGCGAATGATTAACCTTCTTGAAAAACTGAAATATACACCGCGCCTGTTTTCGTCAGAGGAAGAATTTTATCGCGAAGATCAATGTTAAACGCACGGCAACAACCATGAGTTGGTACTAGAGGTTGCTTGGGAGCCCATGCGCCAGGCCAACCATTTGCACTCCCGCCGCCATGTAGCATAATTCCTGCACGGCCATATTTAGCTTCCTGATTCTCTAGTTCCACCATGTCAAAACTGTACCAACCATAAGCCATGAGCGTACGATCATAGGCAGGCTTATCACCCACTCGCTCGTAGTCTTTATAGATGGCGCCGATCTTATACAGACCAGGAGGACAGTCAGAGTTCGTGATTTTCCATTCAAAATCACTATATTGTCCGCGAGCAAGACAAGGAATTTCCCATAGAAGCTTCCCTTCAAAAGAGAAAGCTTTCATGGTCTCAACGGCATCATTCACAATCAAATGTGAATCGCCTTTCTTGAAGCCAAAATCTTGCGGACGTTTCTTGGGGCCGATCATAGTAACAACAGTGCTCTCGGGGGCATATTCTTTCATGAGCTTAGACAGCTTTGCTGGATAAGCGGGATCAGTGGCATAGCTTTGCTCTTTAAGCATGCGAGCAGCAGCGTAACGATTGGGAGCGCGATTAATGCCCTTGAATTGACGATAGTCTTTATACCAGCGCGTGACTAAGTATTCAATGCAAGCAGCAAGACTAGGGAAGTCAATAAAACCAGCTTTGATGGTCACCCATTGACCATCGTAAAATTCTTGCGTGGAAGTGGTAGTGCCGTCTCCCTTTAGTCCCAGATAGTTATTTTTACCAGACGTGTGCTTACCGAAGCCACTTTCTAGGCAGCACTGTGCTGCTACCAGCTCTGGATAGCGAGCGCCGTATTTACGGGCTGTCTGGAAGCATTCGTCCCAGAAAGCCCGATTAGAGGCCCACATGGCTCAGTCCTTAACGCGGAAGACTGCCTTGAGCCCAGTCAGCAGAAGCTGGATGATATTGTTTTCCTTGTAGGGAGTGCGTTCGATGATTTGGTCAGCAGCAGCAACAAGAATGCCACCAATTACGAACCATTCAATGCCGCTCATGATGAGAGATGCAATGGGAATATAAATAGCCTAGCGTTCAATCTCTAGGTTTCGTACTCTTGCTTCCATTTCGCTCATCTTGTCTGTAAGCGTAGAAAGCTTCTCTGTTACTGTTTCAATTTGCACTGCCACTCTTGCTTGTTGAGTGCCCACTGCAATAAGCATGGCGCCCGTTGAAAGCAACATGCCAGCCGTAATGGTGGCTACGAAATTTGCAAGGCCGTCCTTGAAACTGTCCATAGCCGACAATTAATACTCTGATTCTAGACGAAATTCGCGGGGCATTATTTAGCGTTAAACTATGGTCAAGACAACTAAATAGTGCCATGCCAAGAGCGAATGGTCCTGATGAGCTGCTTTATTCTCTCATTGAACTTCGCCCTGGAGATGCAAAACGTCGGTTTCGTAAGAGCATTTTTGAAGACTATTTCTTGAGAGGGCCTTTTGGTCAGTGCGCTTGCGCATATTGTGGAGAATGGGGAGAAAAGCTTACGATTGACCATATTGTCCCGAAGAGCAAAGGCGGCCCTCACTTTTCACGTTGGAACATGATTCCAGCATGTAAGAGCTGCAATTTGAAGAAGGGAGATTTGCCGATGCTTGAATGGTGGCGAGTGCAGCCATTTTGGACGGAGAAGCGCGAAGAAATCTTGCTGGCGTGGGTGTATTGCAATAGCTTCGTCAGTGCCCACACTGATCAAAAAGATTTGGAAGCATGGTGCGAAAAGAAGGGGCTTGTGCTGCCGCTGCATCAAACAATTGAGCATGAAAAAGCCCCCTTGTGGGGGCTTTGTTGTAGTGCTGCTTAGCTTTCGACGGGGGCAAACATCACTTGTTTCCCTGGGAGATCGTATCGAATGCCAGGAACTGGCTGCACTTGATTCGGCATGGGGCAGAATCCTCCTTCGCATTGCTGAGAAGCATTTTCAAGAGCTTCAAGCGCATGCTGTTCTGGCTCGTTCTCCATGGAAAAAATAAGAAGATCAAGATACCAGCCAGCTTTCTTCAAATCTTCCAAGCCATTCTTGTCTTCATAGCGCCAAACATATTTAATAATATTGCCCTTTAGGAAGCCCCTGAATTCATCTTTTTCCATTGAAGCTTCAATAGCCTCAATACATTCAATGCCGCCATTTTTAGCATAGTGGCGAGGGTGATTAACGGGATCGTGCATGATCAAAAAGAAGATTGGTGCAGGTCAAAAGCCTCGAAGGCTTCTTTAAACAATGGACGGGCGAGAGTGGACAAAGCTTGAGCATAAGCTTGGATTTCCCACTGACTGCCAGCTTCGTCTCGCAATGAAATGAAATGCAACAAAGCTTGCAAGCTACAGGTCCAAGTGAAGGAACTGTACGTCGCCATGGGCATGATGCCCCTGGCTTGCTCCTTCGCCACGCCTAGCGTCAGCAGCGCCCTGTAAGCCTGCTTTGCCTGCTCAAGCGCCTTGGCGTATTCAATCATTGCCATTTGGTTCATGCTGAGCTCCAAGGCGCCGCTGGAAGCTTGCTTGTTGCTGGCGCTTTGCTGGCGGAATTCACGCGGCATGTAGTACGTGTCATCGTCAGCTTCGCAGTAGCGAAAGCTTTTCTCGTTCCAACCAAGCGTGTCATTGGCAAACGTGCCACCAATCACATGCTTCCACCATTGTCGACAAACATACAGCGGAGCTTTCACTTGCCATTTTGTGACCACGCCACGAAATGGACTAGTGTGCTGATGCTTGACGAGATAATTAAGAAGCTTCTGGTCCTTTTCGGACCATTCGCTACTGGTCTGGTCAAAGCTTTGTCGGGCGTCACAAACAATGTCAAGCGAAGTGCCCATCCAATCAATGAGACGCACGAAGCTGATGCCATCCATCAGCGGATCAATCTTGTTCGTCATGACTCAGAAGTGGACTTGGCAAAAAGAAAGCGCACAGTCAAAACCACCAATACCCACTCCCAAAATCCCAATGCAACACTGGGAAAGAAAAGTGGCACAGAAAGGCTTAGGAGCCAAGCGCGAAGACATTGAACGCCGAACCAAGCGAGAAGCGTGCCAAGACATTCTGAAATCTTTCTGATGGAATCATCAGTGGGGGTAGACATTGTTGATCAGCGAGAGAGGCCGAAGTCGTTGCAAACTGATTGTAGGAGCAATGTCCGTAGCTGAATGCCAGCGTACGATTGCTTTCTTGGCTCTGGCGCTTGCATCAAAGCCTTCAATGGTGCCAACAATGGAGGAGGGCATCCACCCAGCGGACGTACGTTGTACGTACACCACATCCTGTCCTGGAAGCCATTCATGATTGCGAGGCGTGCGAGGAAGCTTGTATGGGCGGTAGCCCGCTCCACATGTTACGGCATTCTTCCCATCGTCCACCCGATAAACAAACTGCTTGCCAAACTGCTGCATGGCTAGGCTAAACGAAACAGTGCAAGGACAATGAGCACTTTCTCTATCCCAGTAGGCCTAAAATACAATGGTCAAGATTGTATTGGCATCATGGGGCCTTTTGAGCGGAGCATGGAACGAGACTTTGCTCTCGTCGCCAATAAAAAGGCACTGAGCGAATGCAATGACATTGACAAGCTACGTGAAGTGGCTTGCACAATGATGGAGGGCTGGAGCAATATGCAAGAAGCCGTCACGTCGCTCGTGAAAGAAAATCTTGAACTGCGCCAAGCTATGCAGCTTCAGGAACGCGATCTAGAAGCTGCTGATGAGCTGCTTGGTGAAGCTGCCGAAGCTGTCACGCAGTTCGCAATGAAGCAGCAATCCGCTCAAGCCAAAAAATTTCCTTGGCCGTTTGGGTGGTAAGAAGAAACACTTTCCAGCCGCCAATGGTGGCAAGATTAAACTTGCGGGCATCGCGCTCGTAGCCCGAGCCAGTCACGTGTCTGCCTCTACTGAAGGTGCCTCCTTGAATTTCAATGAGGGAGCGGGAGGGCAGATGAGCGAAGTCTGCCCTATAGCGCTTTGATCTCTTGCTTTTTGCATAGCGCTCTTGAAAATCAGCTTCCCACGTTGGTACGTCACTGAATTCCCTAATCAATGGAAGATCGGGAAAGTGTGCTTGCCACAGTCCGAGAAACTGGTCTTCAAGAGCGCTCACTAGTCAGACGGCAGCAAACGCTACGTTAGCGCCTTGGTTTTGATATTTGCCGTTTCCATAGTCCTGATCTGCGGCGCCTGAGAGGCGCTCAAACATAACTTGCACGATCCCTTCGTTGGCATAGATGCGAACGGGAAAAGCCAGGGGATTGACAATACAAATAGTGAGATGGCCAGACCAGCCAGGCTCAATTGGCGTAACGTTAATGATGGTACCTTGCCGGGCATACGTGCTTTTGCCGTCCGTGATCCCCATGATGTTAGACGGCATTGTCAGCAGCTCCACACTCACGCCAAGAGCGTAGGAGAACGGAGGCAGCACGAAGAACGTAGAGCCATTCTCTTCGATGGGAGAAGCCTCGTACATTAGCTCCTTGTTGAAGCTCTTAACATCCAGCGCTTCTACAGGCTTGCTGTTGTTGATGACCATGAAACCCTTCGGGGAAAGGCGGAGGTCATATCCGGCATGGCTCAGTCCGTATGAGAGGGCTTTCGTGCCATTGTCAAGCTCTCTGGTTTTCTCCCCGACGAAAGGAAAAATAATATCATTTTCAGCAAGAATGCTGATTTCCTTGTCATTAAGAAGCATGGTTTTAAAGAAAAGAAAAGGGCGCATTAGCGCCCTAGTGAACATCAAAGACGGAAGCTATTTACTTACATCTAGAGTTGGAACTGGCAAACCGCCTTCAGTGGGCACGTAAATAGTGCGATTCCCTTTTTCGCTGCCCTCTTGGAGACCAGTGATATAGAGGTATTGAAGGTAGCGGGGGTTGTCTTTGAGGCTGTCGCCAATAATGCGATTTGCCTCTGCAACCCCCTTTGCCCGTTCCACTTCAGCATCAGCAAGCTTGGACGCGGAATCCATTTTTGCTTGAGCTTCTAGAACTGCCACTTGCCGGGTGTATTCAGCTTTTTGCAGTTCTGCTTTGCCATTAAGGCTTTGCTGCCACACGTTGTATTGAGGGCCGCCAATCAAATAGAAAACAACCAGTCCAATTACTGAAATTGTAATTACAGCAGTGGTTGGAAACTCGCGACTACCTATCATCAGAAGGGATCATCAGAGAAGCTTTGCTTGGCCTTGTTACCGTTGTCCCACATCGAAGCGTAAGCCTTGGGAGAGTTGTCAAGTTTGTTGACAGTTACTTGCCCTTTGAAATGGGGGGCGGTGTCCTTGTCGCGCTTGTCATTGTCCCAAAGAGCGAAACGCAGGGAGTAGTTTCCTTGGGGGTTGGTGCCTGCCTTCTTCATGGCATTGAGGATGTCGGGGGTGAGATCGACAGTGCCAGAGAAAGCGGGAGAGTTGCCAGCGGGCATTGAGTGGTCCTCAGAGGAGTGTAGTAAGCCCTGGAAGGGGCATCAGAAGCATAGCGCTATGGACAGAGGGGGTCAAGCCCCACGGTCCATAGAAATCATTAAGGGCTTTCTGCCGGGGTAGTGCTCAAAGAAGAACTGCTGCACCTTCTGAACCATGATGCCTGCCTGCATCGCAAGCTCTCCTGCTGAAAGGCTCACGATTTGCGCTTCTTGGGAATGGCCAGTATCAGGATCATGAATGGCAATGGCACAATGCGCCTCATTCACTTCGATGTCATACATCTGTTCAATGGCTTGCACATAAGCACCAAGCTGCATTCGATAATCGGCTAGCTGTGTATCAGGCTTTTCTTTGTAGCTCGTCTTCCAATCCAGCAAAGCATATTGCCCACTGTTCATTTTGGCGAGCATGTCAAAGGTGCCTGAATAGCCAATTTCTTGCGCAGGATCGTACCAAGCAATGGCACTTTCCACGAGCAATGGACTATCAACGCGCTCAAGGAAACCAACAATGCTCTCAAAATAAGGCACGTAGTTTTCGTGAGAATCAAGATGCTCTTGAATGTCTTCACCGTTCCAGAAATCTTCTAGAACACCGTGAAGCCAATTGCCTCGATCCACAGCATTACGAGTGCGACGATTGGCTTCTTCATTGCCCACCTTTTTGCGCCAATTCATTAACGCTGCAATTTTGCCAGGGGGAGAACACGCGCTCGCAATAGTCGTCACAGAAGGCAAAACAAACCCTTCTGGAACATTTGGAAAATCGTTCAGCAGATAGTAACGCTTTTTCTGAATTTGGAGCCGATTGGGTTCGTAGCGGGGAAACGCTGGCATTTGAAGGGAGGCAAGGCATAGATCGTAACAGGCCATGTTTAGTCATGGCTTGAGATGTGGGAACTCAGTTCGTATTCAAGATCGAAAGCTTTGTCGCCTACGCTTTGAATGTCGGTTTCAAGTTCACCCAAGAAGTTCAAAAGCTTTTCAATACTTACGCCATTTTCTCCCATTAAGCGCTCAGCCATAATGCGCCCAACAGGCGACAACAATGTGGAGCTGAGTACTGTTTCTTTGTTAGTTTTCATTTCTCGTTCATGTCCCAGAAATATTCGCAGCCATCTTCCGTGCAAGGCGGCGTTGCAAAATAACTCTGGAAGCGATTAGCGGGCGCCATGTAACGCCAGCAATTTTCCTTGACAGGGCATTCGTTGCCCTGACACATTGCAATATCAGGCATGAGAATAGTTCGTGCAGTTTGATAAAGGAACAAGCGATCAGCCAGAGGATGTTCAGCAATAGCGTGCAGAACAGCAGCAATACGACGGTCACTGCTAAGCGTATCGTCAGGAAAGCTCCAGAAGGCTTCATGGCAAGCATCAATCAGCGAGCGATGATTTTGCACTGTCCTTCCGAGGATAGAGGCTTTCGTATTCTTCAATTACTCCATACATGGCTTCAATTACCGTGCTTTCAAGAAAGCCACAACCAAGCAGGAAGTCCTTGAAATTCTGCACAACATCTGGGCAGTAGATGTTATGAAAAGAATAGGAGATTTTAGTTTCTCCGTCTTCATTCAGGAAAGTGAAGCGACTCATGGGACCATCAATGAAAGGATTGCCAGTAGTGATAGAGCAAGGATCAAGCATGTGAAAGTGATGAGAAGGAACAAGCCAAGCGGATCATTCGCCAAATAGGGCGGGAGGAAGCTCAGTAACGGGACAGTCATCATCATCAATGCAAACAATACCAGCAAAGGCCCGCGCTAGGCGGGCCGCTGCCAGATCTACTGCTTTTTTGCCACGAAAGCTTTCATGCCTTCAATGATGGCAGTAGTGTCTTCAAGTCCACGAACAAGGGAAATCTCCTCTGTCATTTCAGCTTTGCCGATGACAATTTCCTGCTCCTTTGCCCATAGGGTCATCATTGCTGCGACGACGTTTCCGAAGGCTTGCCAGCTTTTGATTTCTGTGGCGCGAGCAAGTCCAATACTTTCAAGAGCAGCTTTGCCTGCAGCCATAGCAGCTTTCTCGTCGGCATAGTTCAAAGGATTGGCTTTGCACACTGCCGTGAGAAAAGCTTTTGCGTCGAAGGGCTCAGCGGACCCTGTATCAGCGGTGGCAACAGGCCCCTCGCTTCCAGCAGCAGTAGCGTTTTCTTTAGGGGCAGTCTTCGTGCGTGCAGGCGTCTTGATCGTGTCCTGCTGCAGCTTTGGCGCTTCTTCCTTGGGGATGTCCTCTCCGGCATAGAGCCGAAGACCAAGGCCCGTGAACGTAGCGATGGCTTTGACGCTGGCACGTTGGATGTTGTCGCTGATTGCACGACCATCGAGCTGTTGAATGGAATTGTGCTTCCTGTCCATCACGGGGAAGACAAGCGCAGGAGTGCGACGCACTCCGTCCGTGAGATAGGGGCGAAGGATGAACGCACCAGGTTCGCCGAACACGGGCCATCCAATGGTCTTCTCTTCAAACGCCACGAACAGCGTTGGGAAATGCTCCTTCAGATAGCGGAAGGCAAAAGGCCACGACAGATAGGAAAGACCTTTGTAGTCCTTCTCAATGTGAGGGCCGATGTCGGGCGTGTCATAGGCAGCACGAAAAGCTTCTGCAGTGATTTCCAGTGGGGTGAAAATACCAAGAGCGCGTTCTGTCATTGCTTGTTTTGCGGAGTCTTCCATGCTGGAAAAGTCGGAGGGGGAATAAGTGAGAAAGGTGTGGTTCATCCCAAATGCGCCACTGCTTTATAGCCGAAGCCAGAAGGATTGTATTCGCCATACATAATGACAAACATTTTGCTTGGGCTCTCGTTTTTGGTGATGAGGCTGTCACCAGGCAGTGGCCAATCGTTGATCACCCTCACATCAGTGGGATCCTCCAAGCACTCGGGATCGTAATTCTCAGAAATCACGCCTTCCTCCCAAAGCAGCTTCACTTCCGTGTCGGCATGCTCCAGCAGGAAATCTTCACAAGCGAGCTTAAGCTCTGAAACCTTCATAGTCCTCAATTTCGGAAACAATGGAATGGTCTTCAACTAAAGAGAAAGCACCGTCACAAAGAACTGTGTTTCCTTCCCATGGAGAAGTGGTGCGAATGAGACGCTCCACTGTCTCACTAAGGCTCAATCGTGCTTCATGGGCAATGTTCTTGAGATGAGCGTAGGCAGTGTCAGTAAGAGTGAAGTGGCGGCTTTTCTTGGGCTCGCCGTAGTCAGCGGTCATAGAACAAAGGGCCGAGGAGGTAGCCGATGCTGAAGCCAATGATGGCGGCCAGCCAAAGCTCCATGGTTTTGCCTTGCGAGGGACATGGCCAATATAGCCGTTATGGCCAGCCCGTCAAGGCTCAGCAATAGAAGCGCTCGTTAAGAATTGTGAACGCCTTGCAGTAGCAGGATTCTGGTGCTAGAACGGCCCCATCTCACCTCTCTCCATGGCCTTCTCCATCCTTGACCACCTTGAGCAACTGGAGCCAAGTAACGAGCCAGGGAAATACCACTGCCCTGCATGCGGTGGCAACGATTTCACAATCAATAAGAACACTGAGGCGTACAACTGCTGGCACGACACCAGCCCTGCTCACCGCGCTGAAATCCGCGATGCACTAGCTCCTCTCACCAGATGGGAGAAGCCGTCTCGTGAAGCCGGCAACTATTCGTTTGTCTACAAAAATAACCATGGAAAGGAAGTGGTTATTGTTCATCGTGATGACACTTCAGGCTCTAAAAAGATTTGGCAAGACTTCCCTACTATTGACAAAAATGAGAAGGGCCATAAAACCCAACTCAAGGAAATCAAAGCAAATGTTCTCCCCTATCGTTACGACGATGCAATAGCAAAGAGCGAAGAAACAGGCCTGCCCATTTTCATTGTTGAAGGCGAACTCACCTGCGAAGCAGTGTGGATGCTCGACATTCCCTGCATCACGTTTCTTGGGGGCAGCAAACAATATCGCACTAATGGTGACTATTCAAGCCTATTCCGCAACAGGAAGCTTGTGCTCTGTCCTGATCGCGACGAACAGGGCGTTGCCTTCATGGCAGAAATTGCCAATGATAATCCTGGCGCAAGTTGGCTTTATGCAGATCCTCGTTCATGGGAATGGGACAATCTCCCTTCAGGGAATGGCTATGACTTAGGCGACTACATCGAAGAAGGTGTCACTAAAGACGATCTCCTTTCCTCCATTGTTTCCAAAAGCAGGCACCAAGGGCAAGATGGTAAGCCTGCCTATGAGGAGATCATTGCCACCATCGAAAATTTTGTTGGTCTCTATGCCAATGACTCTCGCATTGCTTACGAAACCAGCAACTGGCTAGAGCAACGTGGCGTGAAGATGAGCCAGCAGAATGTTGACAAGATTATCGCTGAAGCCAAAGATCGCATCTATGGCAGAGAAGAGCTTGAAAGCATTGACGCCCTTTCTATTGCCAATGCTGACAAGGCTCGTGAATGGCTAATTGCTGGCATCATCCCTTTGGGTAGCGTCACGCTGCTTGCTGCAGGCGGTGGCACTGGCAAATCAACTGTCGCTTACAACTGGGCTCTTCATATTGGTCTTGGCACGAAATGGAGCGGACGCCGTTGCATGAAAGGCAAAACTTTGGTCTGCCAAAGCGATGAACCCCTGATTGACACCAGCGAAAAGCTTTCCGTGATTGGCTATCAAGACACTCCGCTGGCGCCTGGCACCATTGAATTTTGGGAAACTTGGCGCTTTGCCCACATGAAACAGCTTGAAGACTACGTGAGAAAGGAACGTCCGCTGTTCGTAGTGATTGATAGTCTCACTGCTTGCCTTGCTGGCATGGACGTGGATATGGTGAAGAGCAATGCAGGCGACGTTATCTACGGCTTGCGCGATCTCGCCAACACCTATCGCTGTTCGATTCTTATTCTCCACCACCTCAACAAGAACGGAGGCCTCCGCGACTCGACTAGCTTCGTGGACAACGTGAGTGAAGTGGTGAAGCTCACTCGTTCTGAAAGCTTCGATCCGAATGAATTTATGCTCGAATGGATGAAGAGTCGGAGTGGTCTCACGGGCAAGCACGTACTGAAGCGCGATAATCTCACTTATGGCTGGCATTACGCTGGGCCGCTCGGTGGTTCTTTGGAAGAACTTGATCGAGTGGTGAACGTAGTGGAGATGCGAAAGACAGAACGCTTCACTAAGCAACAAGTGGCTGGGCTATCAGGAAGCTTTGAAACTGGCCCTACGGGCAAGATGCTGGAAGTGGCCAGAAGGCAAGGCTTGATTAGCAGCAGCTTTGTTGTTGGTCCCAATGGGGAACGCGAGCGTCTCTACCATTCGTGGGACTACGTTGAGCCTGAGCTTGATTTTCAGGAAGTTTCAACAGAAGCTGAAAAGGAGCCTGACAATGAAATTCCCGTTCAGGAACAAGCTCCGCAAGAAGAGCCTATTCCCATGGTGACAAATGAAAATCTTCCCGCAAGGGAAGACGAGGACGACTGGTTCTAACTATCTCGCAATAGGAGGGAGGCTCTAACGTAGCCTCCCCGCTGCCTACC